AGGAATTTAAAGAACTTGCAGATGGTTCTTCTAAAGTAGAAATGTCTGGTAGAAAATTCCCAGTATTTCATAAATCACAATTAGAACAACAGAGTGCTTAAAGGCACTCTATTTTATTGGAGAATATTATGAATGATTTAATAAACGATATTAATAGATTACAAAAAGTTGTTGACAGAATTTCTAAAAATATTCCTTGGAATGGTCATGTAGTAAGTGTCTTACATGAATTAAGGGAAATGATAAGCGAAAAGCAAAAACAATTAACAGACTTTGAAATACAAAATATGTCTTATGAACAATACGAAGAACATATGAAAGGGAGAGGCTTTAATGGTTAAATTTATTAAAAACTATGGTGTTTATATAGCAGAAACAATTTTGTTATTTAGCGGATTTGCTTTTGCTTGCTTTTTACTAATAATTTTATAGGGGATAGAAGTTATGGATTGTATTAAATTTTTTAAAGAAGAAAGCTCAAAAGATTTAGATATCAAAGCTGATTGCAATTACATAGTTGTTGGGAAAAATTTTGGAGAGGCTTGGAAAATTTTACCTTACTCTATTTGGTATGATGAAACTTCCAGACAATACGTTGCATTGAGAGTTTTTAAACATAAATGTGGAGTTAGTATAAATTTTGTTTTGGATAGCAATGACCATGAAGAAGAAGTTGTTTCATATACAACCCTTAAAGGTGCGAAACAATGGGTCTATGGACAAGTAATGGTGACTGAATAATGAATAATCCATTAGAAAAGAAAAGACAAAATTACCTAACATTTTACAAGGATGGCATTAAAGATGCCATTCTAAACCAAAAGAAAAATCCAGATAATTTATTTTCTGCTTATTACAAAAAGGGCTTTGATGATGGTCTGGAAATTAGAGAATTAATTAATGAATATGGAATTAACAATATAGGGGCTGATAATGATAGATAGAGAAATAAATAATGGCAATACAGAGCTACAAGAAGCCAAAATATTAAATATGGCTGTGGCTAAATATTATGGAGTTGTTAAAGAATATGCAGAAATTCTAACTGCAAGCAGAGAATTAAATGCTAAAGAGATTGCGAAAAACAAAGAAAAAGCAGAACTCAATTTAATTTATTCAGTTAGATATAATTTAAATTTAATGGTTAAAGAAAAATTAAATGAGAATAATTATGAGAATTAATAAAGCATTCTCTATATGTACTTTATTGGTGGCTTTAGGAGCTTGCTCGACTACACCAATAGTAGATAGTAGAGGCAAATCATCTGCAAATATCCAAGGCGATATGAACAGGTATCATGACGATTTATTTACTTGCCGTGACTTGGTAAAAGATGAAACAAATTTCGTTTTAGAACAAGGAAAAATAGTATATAATTTGTTACGATTCAAGGTGTTATGGCTAAGCCCTAAAGCACAAACTAGGCGAGATTTAATTAATAATTGCCTAGAAGGTCGAGGTTATAACGTATTAAATAAATAATAAAATTGGAGTTTAAAATGAATAAAATAGAAAAAATATATGATAATACAAAAGATGGGATACCAAATTATTCTATACAATTAGTTGATGGAAAAATGCTTTATGCTAGAGGTGTTCCTTTGTATCCAGTTCCTAATCGTGGTGACATTATTAAATTTACAATAGTAAATACCAAAACATCTGAAAAGGGCAATCAATATAGCAATATAAAAGATGTTGAAATAGTTAACAAAGGAAATGAGGGAATTCCAACTTCAGAGCCATTAGATAATGTGGTTAATAATGTAATGCCAAGTTCTAATGGTAAGAATGATACCCAAAGAATGGATATATTTGTTACAGGAATTGTTGGTAGAGCTATGGGTTCTGGGCAGTTTTCAGTTCATGATATTGCTGAACTTACAAAAAATGCTGTAAGTGCTTTTAATGAAAACCTTAAAAAATTATAAGAAACTATTTGCTGACTTTTGGGGGTATCATGAATACGATATTCCCACTTGTTGGGGCTGTAATAGACAGCAAGCGGTAGATATACACCATTTAATCCCTAAGGGCATGGGTGGTGTTAAAAACAACCGATTAAATAGGATAGATAATTTATTTCCTCTTTGTAGGTCTTGTCATGACCACGCTCATAGAGACAAATCAATAAATGAGGAATGGAAAGTTAAATTATTAAAGAAAATATCAGATAAAGAGTGGAAAAAATTGTATAATGAGTGACATTTACACAATAGATTTTGACCCTAGTAAACTATCTTATCAACAAGAAGAACTAGGAATGAGATTCGCAGACTTAGACACAGCTTGCGAATTAATGAAAAAAGAAGAAAAAATGATAATTGCTGAATTGACCGTTTACTATTCACGCAAAGGCGGTTACAAGAATATGACTGAGTTAAATGGTTTAATTTACTCAGATAACAAATTTAAGGACTATTTCGATAGATACGAAAGAACCCTTAAAGAAAGGAACAGGTCTAAGATAAGATTTGAGTCCTTTAAGGCTTTTAGAGATGACCTAAGAACTAAGGTTGTTAATGAAAGAGAACTGGCTAAACATTTATAGAAAGGAATTGTTATGAACCAGACAGAACAAATACTACACTACCTAAAGCAAGGCAACAAACTAACATCTTGGGAAGCTATCCATAAATTTAGGGCTACCAGATTAAGTGCTATTATCTATAATTTAAGAAAATATGGTTACGATATTATAGCTATTATGCAAGTTGGCAAAAATGGCAAAAGATATGCTGAATACACCCTTATTAAAGGGAGTAAATAATGACTGATGAAGAATTAGAATTTGAGGTCGATAAAGCAAAAGAAGAAGCTATTGCTAAACATATGAGTGATATTCAAGTTATGAGTAAATTAATATTACACATAAATGAATACCTTATACGATTTGGCAGAACTAGTAATGTTCATGACCAATTAATGGATTTAAAGTCACAAATTCAAAAAAATAGAGACCACTTACAAGAGTGGATGAATAAAATATGATTGAACATTTTAAAAAATTTGATGATGGCGGTAAAAGTTTACTGCCATTGTCTTTTAGTCATTTAAATGAGTTTGCATTTTATAGGGAAAGATGGGCTTTAAGAAGAATATTTGGTTATGATTTTCCAACTGGTGCTTCTGCTGTTAGAGGAAATGCTGTTGAACATGGCTTAAACATGATTTTAGATGGAATGTCATTTAAAGATGCTAGTGAAATTATGATTGCCAATTATGATAATAACTGCTCAAATTTAACAGACCCTAAAGTTGATGATGAAAGGGATAATTTAGTTCCATTATTAGAACTTGGTGCTCATGAGTTTAAAGAACGAGCTTTTCAATGGAAATTATTAAATTATCAAAAGAAAGTTGAAGTATCTATAGAAGATATACCTTTTGTTGGTTATACAGATTTTCATTTTGAAGATAAAAACACTAAAGA